TCCAGTCGCAACTGTTACAGAGAAAAGTTTAGGAGCAAGCAAGTTTGCCTCACCGTTCGCGCTAGTCGAGCCTTTAGAGAATAGTTGACCTTGCTCACGGTTGTACACTTTGATGTCAGACGAACGGTTGAATCCGTCAGCGTATGCGCCGTCACCGTTTGGGTCACTAATGATTTGAACTACCTCAGCCGTGTTACCGGTGTAAGTAAAGTCCGTTGGACCGGCTCCAAGGTCGTAGTAAATCCGGTCATCTGATTCGGCTCCTAGAATCGCGATACCTGCCCAGTGTTCAGTTACATTTCCGGCTGTGTTACGCACAAGGAATCCACCTCGCCGTAGCAAGTTTCGTGTGGTTTGGTCAGCCCAGTTCCAGCCGTCTTTAAGCTCGTAGAACTCATCGGTAATCGGCACGAATGGGAAGTCGAATGGGATTAACGAAGCATCGTTTTTCCATTCCTCTTTAATAAATGAATAGACAGTTTTGAGAACAACACCATCAGCATCCAAGTTGCCTGCTTCAATCAGTTGGATTGTCTGAGCGCCAGTGTCGATGACGACCTCTATCGCTTGGTTCAAATTGTCTGGGTCAGTGATTAACATAAAAAATGTTTTATTAAATAATGTTGTTCCGTATTTGCTTTAGTATACCAGACCATTTCGTGTAAGTGTAATAGCTACTTAGAATAATGCCTGAACGTCTGTCAATGTAGTGGGTTTTGTCACAAAGAAAACGTAATCCACCTCGAACGTGATTCTGTTTGTGCGCTTCACATCCGTGCTAAAAACAACGTACAGGTATGTCGGGTCACTGAACGGTATGCCTTGCTCTAGAGCGCGCTCAATGATGGCGACAACGTTGCTAAAGTTTACGTGCAAGGTTTCCTCTTTTATCTCTACGTTGATTTGCTCTTCACCAAAATTAACCAAGATGGATTCATCGGTGATGTTGATGTTGATGTGCTCAGTAACCATCTCAGCGCTCAACTGTTCCTCTGTGATGTGAGCTTCAACTGACATAACTAATCTTTTACTTTTTCTTGGATTTCCCAGTGACCAACGTATACCGTCCGGACGTCCGTTCCGTTTTCTAGCTGGATGTCAAACACGTAATCGCAAAAGTCCATATTTACTGTGTCTGCAGGGTCGATGGTGAACTGAGTGATTCCGTTTGGCGCGTCAGTGTGCGCGGTAACTGATTTTGTAATAAGCGCATCTGCATCTGCATCCTCTTTATTCTTTTTGATGGTCAGTGTCGCTGTGTAGCCGTTCAGGTTAAATGGAGTAGTAACATCGTCTACTGTTTTGGTTAGCGTGATAGGTAGTATTTTGGTTGTACCTTTGTATTGAATGATGTTTTGCATATGGTTGATTGTACCACTATCCACGCTCTCGAACGAATCAAGAACGTGGTAGTGAAGCAATTACTTGCCAGTCATTCGAGACATAAATCCTTTCGGTTTATCGTCTGGAGTTTTGGTTTCGTCAACTTCTACCTTTTCAATCAGACCCTCAGCGAATGATTCAGCAGCGAGCTGTGTCAATTCGATTACGGTGCCAGCCTCGTGAACGGTTCCACGTGGGAACTCTACGCCCTTTAGGACTGTATAACCTGATTTATCATCGCCAGAGTTTAATTCCTCTTGAGCTTTGATTTCTTCATCTACTTTGGCTTTCGCCTCTGCATCAGCTTTCGCTTTTGCAGCTTCATCGGTACCCTTGTCGTTACCAGCGTTGCCTCCCTTTGAAGCAAGTTTGATTCCGCAAGCGACACGAGCACTTTCGTTGAACCGGACGTTTCCAACATCTCCGAGCTTTTCGAGCGCTTCAATGTTTTCTACCCAGTCCGTACAAATGTGAACACCGTGCTTTACCTGCAAGACCTTTGCAAATGTTCCGCTTGAGTTTACGACAACTGCACCAACTTTGTATACTTTTGGTTCTGTATTTTCAGACATAAGCATTAAGTTAATTTAGTAATCTCCTAGCCAGCTTCCACTCTGGTTAGACCTCAAGTGCAGTGATTCCTGCAGCGAATGTACCTGTCAAGAACGCTCCTACGTGGTTTGTACGCACGTATGATGCAGCTCGACGTGATAGTCGCATACTAATCATATCTTTCTCGAAGTCATCTACGTTTTCAGTAGCAACTTGGAGCGATAGACCTCGACGATTTGCAACCACCATCTTTCGGAAGTCTCCAATAAGGAATGACCCAGCAACGATAGTTGTGTTTTCGACGATTCGTACACCCTTGATAACAGTTCGCTCGGCAGTGGTAAACGGTGGCATAACGTAGTGACCGTCAGTACCTTTTTCCAAGTCCAGTCCAGCCGCGTCAATGTGGTTTAGACAAATAGCGGTAGCTTGGAATTTCCCTTTACCTGCGATTGCGATTTCCGCGATTGCAGCTCGGAGAACGTCGAACTTGTTAGCTGTACCAGCATCGAATGTGCCAGCCAGTCCGCCTCCAGTGAATGTTGGAGCCGTAGTCAAGATTCCAGTAAACTTACCTACACCGTTTCCAGTAAGGAGTTCATTGTCAAACTTGATTCGGAGGTCTTCAACAAGTGAAGAACGAACGAATGAAACAAGCTGAGGCGCGTCTTCAAGGATTTCGTTTGATGCTTTTGACATCACGGCAACCTTGTAAACGTCAGCAGATTGAACACCGAATGTGTATTCCTTTTCTGGGAACTTCGCAAGCTCAGCGGTTGTAGCCGGTTCGCCTGATTCAGTAAGAACTTCCACCCAAGTCACTTTGTCAGAGCCGGTTGTGCCGGTCGTAGCAAGCTCTTCAATGAACGGAGTTTCGACAGGGTCACGTGTGATCTCGCTTTGACGGTCTTCAAGGATAACTTCACCGGTCAGTGAGTTAAGCTCTGAGAGCGTTTTCAGTTCGATTTCGTGTGACTTGCCTGCGCCACTTTTGACGAGCGCAAATCCTTTCTTGATAGCCTCAAGGTCAAGTCCCTTATCTTCGGTATCTGTGACACTGCCTTTCAGCGCATCTACAAGTGCCTTTCGACTCTCAGCCATAAACGTACCGCCGAGGTTCATACTCTTTAGAACAGCTTGCGCTTGCTCTTTTGCAGTCTTAGTGATGAACGCTTTCAGCTCATCAGCCGCTCCACTTTCTTCTACCGCTTCATCCGCTACTTCGGCTTCACCCTCAACGTGTTCAGGTGTACCCTCTGGAGCTACGATGTTTTCACCGTCCTCAGACTTGATGAAATTACCTTTGGTGTCAACGAGATAATTTACCCCATCAACTGTTTTGAATTTGAACATAATAAATTACGATTAATTCTTAATAAACAAGTAGCCATTTCAGGGTGGGGTGTGTTATCTACCTCTTGATATTCTTATGTAGTTTTGTTGAGTTCGCGAATCGCGGAATCAAAGTTTTTCCAGACTTTTGCTTTGGCAATTTCTTTTTTGTTTGCCACGATGGGTTCTGGTTTGTCTTTTGGCTCCTCAACTTCTTTTTCTACAATAGCAGGTTTTGTATCCTGAAACAACTCTTTGAACGCAATAAGGTGCTCAGTCATTTCTTTTGCCTGTGTAGCGTAGTCCATCGTTGCTACTACGGGTGCGATGTCGATTCCTTTTTGCTTCGCGAGCGCGAGCTGGTTTGCTGGGATTGAGACGAATGATAGTTCTAGAATGTTTGCGCCTCGGAGTACGAATGAATCGTTTACCATTTCCCCTGACTCTGGAATGAATCCGATTGAAACAGCAGACATATATCCGCCTTTGTATAAGTTCCAATATGTTTTTGCGAGGTCGTATTCCTCAACTGCAAACTGGACCGTCCCGATTAGTGCTTTGATGCCGTTGATCGTTTCAACTCGCATATTAATAACCTTAGCGACCGCTTTGGCATTATGGTCGTGACTCGGAAGCACAACGGGGTTGAGCATATATTCCGTATACTTGATTGAGTCGATGTCGACGATGTCGCCGTGCCTGTCCTCAATCTCGATAGTCATCACGAAGTCAATCGTATAATTTTTCTCGTCGATTGAATCTGCCTTTGTGAGCGCTTGTAAGAATTTCTTTTCCATAGTCTAATTTTATCATTGTCTAATAACGGGTGCAATCGTACATCTGCAGTTAATCGAATGCTGGGATGGGTATTCCTCTCCATTTGGGAACGCCGTACCTTTATCGACTACCTTGCTGTCATTCAAGATGTGTTCCTCGCGCACTTTTCCGTCTTTAGCACTTATCCACATTTTTCCTGCCACGCGTTCCTCTTTTTCAAACGCTCGCTGGATTCCGATGTTTGTCAGTAAGTTACCCTCAGTCTGAGCGATGCGTTTTGCGCGCGTTCGCTTTTCTTTTGTAGTGCCTTTCCAATCGTCAAACATCTGGAAGATTTTCCGCGCTGTCTTATCCCGACCATCTCCATTCGCTCGACCCTCCGCAACGATGCTAAGGATTTTGTCATACGTGACGCCGGTGACGTTGATAGCGAAGAACAATGCGCGCTCTTCGATTCGCTTCATCAGCTCTGAGTCCAGTGTGAAGTCATCTACTTTTTCGTAGAACGCCTTGATGGGTGTGATTCCAACATTTCCTGAGCGTACCGCCATAGATGGGAACGTCTGGAGCGCCAATCGTTTTGCTACTTCACCCTCCGCCTGAATATCAAAGATGCCGTCCGCTGTTATCATATCCTTTTCCTCTAGGTTTTCGACAGCCTCTTGAACTCGCGCCTTTTGCTCGCGGAAGTACCGTTTGGTTTCGCGTTCCATATAGTCGATGTTCGTGTCCGCTGAATTGTGTACGCTTTTCAAGTATGCGTTTTTGTATTCTGCTGTTGGTGTCGTCACGTAATCAACTTTGACCGCCTCTTTTATCTTCATTTCTAAATCAATCATTGACCCAACTTTTTTGTATAGTGCCGGACGTCCTTT